TTACATCGCCCGTATCGGCGTCCACAATGATCTTACCCACTTGGTAGTCACCGCCGGCTACGTTACTGACAAACTTCAAGCGCAAGATTCTTCTTTGCTCTTTCATGTCAATCTTGCCCGTTCCTGGCGCAAAGGTATACGGTCCCGTAATCTGATCAACTTCATCAGCGTAAGGTCTTCCCACAATGTACAAATCAAGGTTGCCAACCTGAATAAAGTTTGGCTCGACCCGCTCAATGCGTGTCCACTTGTTTTCACCGACAGGCGAGAAGGTTGCAGGACCGCCAGCAACGACACCAAGATCTGATGTCGTAAACGAGCTTTCAATCGCAAGAACAAAGGTACCCTTGACCTCATCTTTGCCAATCTCATGCTGCCATAAAGACATCTGCTGCATGAGGGACTGCACGGTAATTTCAAAATTACTTCCGCCACCTTCAAGCGTTGTAGTCAAGGTATCGCCTACGCTATATCCGCTTCCACGATCATTGATCACAACCGTTCTGACCGCACCGCCAATAACAGTGATCGTGGCATTAGCACCGGTTCCTGTGCCGCCCGTAAGCGCCTGATAATTGTAGGTCTTGTTGGTATAGCCTGATCCCGCGTTGGAAATGCTGATTTGGTTAATTGCATTTGCAGTATTAACTTCATACCCTGCCTGCACAGGAAATCTGAAAACTTGCGAGAAGTAGCCTGCAGAGCGCTGCGAACCTAAAGCTTGTCCAGTGTCATACCAAGTGTTATCCCTGACATTGTAAATTACACAGTCAGTACACTCCGTAGCATTGCCACGAGGATAGAACCACCAAACCTCACCAAACCGCGGAACCTTGGTTGCCCAAACCTTCTGCCTTTGGTTGTAATTAAGGTTGTCAAAAAAGTAGTTCTGATTGAACGTGTTAGGAATCTCTTTCGTTACACCGTTGTATAGCAAAAACCGATCAACGCCTGTCCAAAAATAGATTCCATCGTATTCAATCACCGCCGATGATGACAAGAACGATGATTGGCTTGTCAAGATGTCATAGCGCCAATACGTCGTAGCAGCAAAGTTTGCCGTGCCTGGCACGCCCAAGGACTGCGGATTGAATGAAACCCGCACAAGGCTATCTAAAGACCAAAATAAGCCTGATGGTGAGTTTGAGCCACCTCGAACTGGCAAGCCTTGCAGGATCTTTCCTGTTGCCGCATTCACCCGATTGGCATCTGCTGATACCCAGTCATCAATGTCGCCGGCAGAGCAGTTCTGAATGAGTCCGTCATTGCCGTAGACAAACACATAAGGGTGCAAACTAATCACGCCGCCCGAGATGCTTACCTCGTTGTCAAACGTCAAGGTTGTTGTGCTTGATGCCGTGGCGTTTGCGCTCAACGTAATCGTCGTCCCTACGATGGCTGTGACCGTCGTTCCTGCAGCGATCCCATAACCCTTGACAACCTGGCCGGAAGCAATCTTGGGATTGATTTCCGTGAGCGTGACGGTTTTTGAACCGCTTGTTGTCGTACAGTTGTCCACTGCAAACAGCCCTGCTGCCCATAAAATGGTGCCCGTCAACGGTCCGCACATCAGTCGCGTGTTAACTTCACTGTCAATGCTTTCCAAGTCTCTTGATGGATGGGCTAGTAAAAGATTTGTCTGGTATCCCACCGTGTCAGTAAACGTATCAAACTGCCATGAGTTTTGATCGCTTGCAGTAAACGGCGAATCGATGGTTGCAATCTGAATAGATAAACCAGAACCAGAGCCGCCAAGATTCGCCGCGGCTGCGGTAAGAAATTCACCCTTGACATACCGTATTCCACCGCTTGTAATCGTGACTGATGTAACCGCAGTTCCCGAGACAACAATGGTTGCCCTAGCGCCAATGCCTGTACCTGATGTGCTGTAAATCATCGGGACGTTGGTGTAAGTTGCATTTGCATAGCCAGATCCACCACTGACTAAACTCACCATAAGGATTGGACCGCCAAAGCTGTAATCCTGAATACCGCCGCCAACGCCCGTGTTGTTGACAGGAACGACCTGAAGTCCATCGCTGTAGCCGCTGTAAATGTTGTTAAACAGGTTGCGAACTACGACAAAAACACCTCTTGATGGTCCGGCAAGGCTATTGACGATCTCACGATATCCACCCATCTTGCGCGGACGTGCAAACTCGCCGCCAAACTTTTGAAAGCGTACCCACTTACCATCAGTGTAGTACTCCTTATCAAAGAACGTGCCGTCCCTCTGAATGCCAGGCTTGGTATCAAGAGCAAAAACCTTCTTAGTCACTAGAAGGTTCCCCCGCTAATTCCGCTCTCAAAATTACCTGTGCCTGATGCGCTCACATTGCCAGTCACATCAATGCCCGTTGCACTGGTTTCCAAAACAAGACTGCCCAAAATAGAAATGCCAAGCGCACCAGGACCGGGCCTATAAATGCCTGTATTGGTTTCAGCAGCAAAATTAAGTGAGGGGTTTGATACGCTGCCGTTGACTAGGCTAAATGTTGTGCCGCCAGCCTGCGTGGTATTAGCATTTAAGAGATTGGTTCCATCGCAAATCAATGAAGCTTGACCACCAGCAGGAACGGTTGCAGTACTTGCGCCCACGGCTCCTGTCTCAAATGTTAAAGTAAAACCACCCGCATTACATTGATTGCTAATAATGTAAAAATTTACAATCGGAGGAACTACAACCGTGACGCTCCCAACAAGGGTGCCATCATAAATTTGAATTGTATTTGCGGCCTCGTTGGCTGTAAGCGTATAAGAACCGGAAGTAACCGTCTTATTTAACACCCCATATTCAAACTGCGTGCTAACCCCATAACCTATTGTGACGAAGGTCGTTCCCGTACAAACAATGAAAGCTGACTCCGTAGGTGCAAAGGCTTTCGTTGCAGACCCATCAATAAACTCACCCCCCGAGCCGCTTACCGTAAGCGTTCCCGTTCCGGCGTTCTTGATCAAAAAGAACCAGCTATTACCTACCGCAGATGAGAGCGGCAGGGTGACAGTATTTACCCCGCCTGTCCATACATAAGTTTTTGCTCGATCAGCATTAACAAAGGCTTGAGCTGCAGTAATTGATGAAACAGGATGGCTTTGATTAAGCGTTGCACCAATTGCAAGCAGACCAGCGCCGGCAAGGGTGGCAGCATCTGCCGATGATGTGCCAGCGCCAAACTCAACATTCGCCCAAGTACCGTAAACATTGCCATTGTCGGTGAGGTAAATATACTTAGCAATTCCCGGATCAACGGTGATAATTGTGCTATCACCCTCGTAGGTTGTGACCGTAAATGTAGTCTGTCCAACATTTCTAATCAGCGCATCTTGACCTACTGACACCTGATTGGCAGGTGGCATTCTTAACTCATAGTTTCCTGAGGCATCAACATCCATGATGCGAGCCGCAGGCGTTTCTGTTGCGAGGTTGCCATTGATTGGCCACACCAACTGCAAATCGGCATCAAGGGAAATTTCAATGTATGAAACGTCAGTCGGCTGGACAACGTCACCAGTAAATGGACTCACATAGCTCATGATTAACTATCCGCAGCGATGGCCTGGCGATCAGCGATACGCAGCTTATCCTCGGCCATAAGGGTTTGAATGATTGCGTCATACTGCGCCTGCCATATCGGCGTGCGCTCATCGTTCTTGAGAAACGGCATCGCTTGCAACAAGGAACCATAAAGCAAAGCCTGTGGCGCGTAGACCGTAAACCAATTGGTTTGATTAGACGAACTTAGCGGCTGCACGCGCTCATAATAAAGCGCTTCAAATGTGTAATTGCTATTTGGAGTAGGTGCAACGAGCCAGTGCGTGTAATCATAGTCGCAGTAAAACTTAGGAACGCTTGTTTGACCGGCATCTGGCCAATACTCACGCAAGTACTCATACTTTCGTAGAAGAACCGGAAACCTTCTGCCGCTTACGGTGATGTTCATGGAAACCGTCTTGTGCCAGCGGGCAGGCTTTTCAATGATTGGGTTATTCGTATTCATTGTGCTTGACTGAACGGTCAAGTTGCCCAGGAACTTGATTTGGCTTGCAATAACCTGCTCTGCAAGGCCAATAAAAGTAGGAATGCGATCAACCGTCGCCGCATCAGTACGCTCCAGATACTGCTGGATGTCTGTTACCAGGTTGTCATAGGTCATTGCATAAGCCGGCATCACCACACCTTCTTTCTGATTGACTCAGGCTGGGGCACAAACTGTTTTCCCTGCCTTTTTCCTTCGCGCTTGGCTCGTGTTGTTGCTGCGTACTCTTGTGGCGTCAGCATCTTGATCTTTGCTTCAGGTAGGTATCTTTCGCCCGTA